CCAGTATTGTCTTTTATACCAACAAGCATAGGTGATACAATTCTGTGAGACACCATGACTTTTCTCATTGATTCATCACTAAGAAATTTATATTGCTCATGTGCATCACTTAGTATGACTGGCTCAATACTTGCAGAGAGTTCTTTGCTATCGTTGAACGCTAATATAAATCTACCAGCATTAGAAGAACCACTGAACTTTTCTTGAATATTTTGCTCTATAAGACTTCTTTGTTCTTCTGTAGGAACACCGTTATTAAAGTTTATAAGCATACTTGGTGCAAGACCATTTTGTATATTATTTATATGATAGTTAGCTATCTCTTCTTCTAGTTCAGCATATTGTAACCCTCCTTGATAATCTACTGGAGAATAGTAATAAAATCCAGCTCTATAAGGTTTGATATATAATATTTCTAATCCAGCATTACTTGTACCAAATGCAGGTATTCTTTTAGGGTTTAACTTAGATGTAATCTCTGACCAATCCTTTGCATAGTAATAAGCCTGTATTTGACCCTTGTTATTTGCTTTCTCTGCCCTTAACGTCTCTACAGGTATATGTTCTACTTGTACAATCTTTTTCCTGTCCTTAGAATAGATTATTTGAAGTGCAGCTTGACCCATCATTTTGTAGTCATAGCATATCTTTTTCATGCAGTCTTTAGTAAAGAGTTCCTTCATCTCTTTATAATCCTTTTCATTTTCTTTACTATCAACTGCTTCTAATCCCTTTCCATATATCATTTCCGCTATTCCGTTGATAGCAGCATTGTTTGTAGCACTTCCGTTATATCTATCTATAAGATAATTAAAGTAATCATTGTCTTCTCCATACTCTACCCAATCTCTATTGTATTGTTCTTTTATTTCAGGTCGTGTATAAGATGACATATTGACTATATGTATCTTTCCTTTTTCTGCTTTTGGCAATGGTTTAGTAGTATATCTTTTTTTTGCCATTTTATTTACTTTTCTCATATTATTACAAAATCGTTATCGTATGTATTTTCTGTAGTATATTCTCCAGAATGTACATCAAAGGTATTAAAATTAGTTTGGTCTGTGCAAAAAATAGAGCCTCTATATATAATTACAGAACCGTTTTTGATGGCAAAAGAATAAAATCTGCCTTCAACTAAAGAAAAACTACCTGTAACGGTCATGTATCCATTAGAGTTAGTCACAGAAACTGAAACTGCACTTGTAGTCCTTTTAGATTTATCAGTTAGTTCAAACGTTACTGAGCTTTCTGCACTTCTAGGAATAACCTTAAAACTCTGAGCGTCTGTTGATGTTGTTAATATTACCATATTATAAGTAACAAATAATCTGTAATTTGTTTTCATAAAAAAAGGGACACCGAAGCATCCCTTTAATTAACCTAATTAAATTTAGTTATTATGAATTAGTACCTACTGTTACAGTTACAGTTGCACTAGCCATACCAGCATAAGGGTCAGAAGCAGTAGGTGATGCTACAAAATTAGCTGGTTTTACCTCCATAGCAGATAATGTAAGTGTATAACCACTTAAATCTCCCATAGCAGCTCCAGTAACTATAGTACCTCCTGAAACATCAGCTCCATGCTCTAATCCCATTAAGAATACATTTCCGTTGTAATCTTCAACAGCAACATGAGGTCTTCCATAAGCTAACAATTTTAATTCTTTATTGTCTTCTTTAGAAAGTTTGTGTAGTGTTAAATTTAACGTTTGTTCAAAGAATGTAGTTCCATTTTCTCTTGAAGACGTAATGTTTTGTTCAAAAGATGAGTTTCCTTTTACTTCATATTTATAGGCAGTGAAAGTTCCAGACAAATCTGTAATTTCATCGTTAGTTTCTGTAACAGTACCTAAATCTCCAAAATCAGTAAAATAAACAGCTCTTATGCCACCAACAACATCTTTACAAGGTTCTTTTCTACCTAATGATAAATCGCAAGCCATAGTTTATTATTTTTTATAAAAAAAGGGTAAGTAGGCATATACCCACCTACCCTAATTTTTGGTTAATTTAATTTATTAAGAATAAAGTACAATTTCTGAACCTATTCCGTACTGAACACCAGCAGTAAATCTCATAACAACTCTTACGTTTTGAGAACCATCTAGGTCAGCCATATCGATTAACTTAACTTCGTTGTGGTCAGATAATAAACCAGTTCCAAAGAATAAGTTAGATTTTTCAGCAGCAACGGCTTTGTTATCTCCAAGTCCGTTAGCAACAAATAATTTTACACCATCAAAAGATAATGCTCCATTTTGCCACCACATAGTACCTTGATTAGATACACCGTTAGCACCGATGCTAGATACGTTTTCAGTTCCAGCAGCATTTTCTAAGATTCCAAACCCTCCTAAAGCTCTTACATAAGCTCTAGCAATGTTTTGAGATACATAGATGTATAAATCTTCTTTACCGTATAAAGTAGAAGGAATAGCATCAACGATAGCTCCTAACTGAGCAATAACGTTAGAAGATGTTACAGTTGTAGCAGCAACGTCAATAACGTCACTGTCAGCAGCTAATAAAGTAGTAAATCCATCGAATTCACCAGCATTAGCGTTAACACCTGACCAGATATTGTTTTCTGTTTTTTCAGCAACTAATCCAGAAACATGACCGATTAAGTAGTCACTAAATTTAGGAGGTAAGTTGTCAAAAGCAGAGTATCCCATAGATACAGCTTCCCAGTCACTTCTAAAGTCTTTTTTACAAAGCTCTAGGTTTACTTGGAATTCTTCTGGTTGAAGGATTCTTTCAGTTAATGTAATAGTTGCAGTATCAGTAAAATCACAAGTCGCATCTTTGATTACGTTAGCATCAGTAGCAATTTTCTTGATTACTTCTTTGAACTTTACATTTGGTTTGATTTCAATACCACCTCTATCAAGTGTAACACCTGATAATAAAGCAGCAGAAATGTACTTGCCTGCAAATTCGCCAGCGTAAGTACTTGTAATTGATGTAGTAGTAGCCATTTTTTAATTAATTTTAGTTTTTAGTTTTATTTTAAATTAGCAATTCTGTTCATTACTCTATCTCTAGTGCTCATAATTTTGTTTTGACCAAAAGATTTAAAGTTTTGTTTTACTTCCCCTTCAGGGTTGTGTGAGATTGGTTCTGAAGCTGGTTCAGCAGATAACTTTTCTATTTCTTTTTGCATAGATAGTTTTTCTTCTTTGTAACCTAATTTCATTTCTTCAATCATTCCTTTTAGTTCAGAGATTTTAGATTCAAATTCGTCTCTACCAACGTATTTTGTTTCATCCATCTCAATTTCTTCAGAAGCTTCCTCTATTACAGGAACTTCCTCTTGTAAATCTTCAGCAACAACTTCTTCAGAAGCTAAATCCTCTTTCTCTTCTTTATCGCAAGCACAAGCAAGCTCAGTAAGTTTTTGAGACATTTCTTCTTCTTCTTTAATTTGTTCGGAAAGATTCACTTCTTGTTTCACCTCAACTTCTTTTACTTCATCTTTTTTAACTAATGATAGTTTTTCCATGATGTCGTTCAAAATTGATGTAGCTTTAGTGTTTTCCATAAATTTCGATTTATAAATTAATTTATCTTACTTAAGTAACTGTATATAAAAACCTTGTTAGATTTTTATGCTTTTTTCTGTATTATAAACCACTCAACACCATCTGACCATACTTGTATGCCTTCATATTCTATATTAATAACATAGGCATCTGTAGAGCCGTCTAGTGTTTCAGAATTAATAGGTGTTAAATTTACCCTTGTACTAACAGAAAACCCTCCATTAGAAATAAATCTCATTAATCTATTAGTATTAGCTGCTGCTGAAGGTAGATTTAATGTAGCAGAACCTGTAGCTCCAGACCAAGTTAATCTTATAAGCATAGATTTATCATAAGTTGAATCGGATAGGTTAACAGTAGAATCGGCACTCATAGTAATAGCTGTAGGAATTAAGTAGTTCTCTAACTGATATACTTCAGCTTTTTTAGTTTCGCTTCCCTCCACTACAGCAAGTAAATCGTCTTCTTGTATGGTTGTTATTGCGTTTAATTGTGATATTTTTTTACTCATTGTTTATAATTTTATATTTTGACCGTTTTCTTGTAATATATTTCCTCCTGATTCTAATAATAAAACACCTTCTCCTGTTATTCTACCAACACCCTGACTTCTGTAAGTTCCGTCACAACATTTTCTAGAGTATGTGCCATCTTTACACATACAACCTCTTTTTTTGCCTTTTGGTACAGCTCTACCAACTGTTTCTTTACTATTTCTCATTTAATTATTGTTTAGGCACACAGTTAGGCACTTTTCTTCCATTTTTATCTTTCATACCGACTTGTTCATATCCTGCTTGACAAGGGTCATCATCATTTAAATCTAATTCACCAAGTTCTCTTAACTTGCCTCTTGACCAGTTTAAACCTGCTTTACCACCCCATAATAAATAAGATATAGTTCCACAAGCTTTACTGTCTCCAGCATCATAATAAGTTTCTGCCCTTGATAAGTAAGAATACATTCTTTTTATTGTGGATACAGATAATTTTTCTCCTCTAGCCAATTGTTGAGCTCTTACTTTACCTACACTAGTTGCACACTTGTTATTTACTTTTTCGTTTAGTTCAATACCTCTTTTAGCATTATTTCTAACACCACTTCCATAATCGCTATAAGTTTTAAACTCATACTTGTTATCTAGTATTGAATTAGCAATCTCTAATAATATTTCCCTTGCCTCTTCTTCATCTTGCATTTCATTTATTGCAGACATTTCAATTTTATCAGTAAAATAACCTTCTATAGAGAATCCTTTGACTAAACCTGTTTTAACGTAATTATCCCAAACCTCATCATTATTTACTTTCATAGACACCATCCAAGTACCTACAGGTAAATCCATATTGTACTTTCTTGACTTGTCGTGCACTTCGTCTTCTATAATCCATGATTCAACAACTGATAGTCCATATAATTCAGCTTGATGCTCTAATGTAGATTTATTTTGATTACCTCTCATTAAGAACAGTTCAGATGCTTTTCTTACAGTATCTTGACTAAAGAATATATAATATTCATCTTCTCCGTTACGTCTATAAATATTCTTATTAGGAACTAGAGCTGCTCCCATTAATATTTTCTTTTCTTTATCTACTTCAGCTAATTTAATTTCATGCTGTTTAGATAACGCAATAAAGTTTTCTTCTATTGCTGGTTCATCTACAATAGATATTGCTTCTATTCCAGATAACTCTTGTTCTTCGTCTATAATTAATTCTACTATTTTCATATTGAATTGGTTTTAATAATTAATCAAGTGATGCGTTATTTGTAATATTTCTTTCTAATTCTTGAGCTGATGTTATCTCTTTACTGACAACAAACGCTTTTAATGGTTGTCTTGTTACACCTGCTAACGTTCCAGCTAATTGACTAACTCCTCCTGCTCCTACAACATTAAAATCTGGTGCATTAACTGTTCCTGCTCCTGTTGCTGCTCCTGTAATTCCTGAAGTTTCTTTCATTGCAGGAGTTTTAACAGCCATAATTGCTTTTACCTGTGCTAAACCTGATAATATAGCCACACCTCTTGCAATCTCTGCTCTAACAGGTGAGGAAGGTGTTGGTACAGGTAAGAATTGCGATTCATAAGCTCTTTGTGCAGCACTGTAAGTTGACATTGTTGTACTTGCTATAGCTAAAGCTTTTCCTACACCTGTGTTTTCTCCTGCAAGCTGTGAAGCTTTCATTAAACCCTCTCCAATTAAATCGTATTGTTTTAATTTACCTTCTGCTTCTAATTGTGCAATTTTCTTTCTTTGTTTGGCGGCTTTCTCTTCAAGTTTAGTTCTTTTTTGTAGTTTTTTATCTAAATTTCTTAATTCTTTATCACTCTGTTTAGCCATAATAGCCAAAGTCTCTTCTGCCCATAATTGTAAAGCGGTTTTGCCTTCGGCTAATCTTTCTGGGTCAGTAATTATATCTCTAGCTGATTTTAATTTATTTACTGTTTCTAAAGCATCAGCAGCAAAACCAGTTGTAGATAATGATTTAAATTGACCAGTTAGAAAATCAATATCTTTGCCTATTTCACTAGTTAATTTCTCTCTATTTTTTCTACCTGTTTCTATTATTTCTGAAAGAGCTGCGGATGTTGTTATTCCTCCGTTTTTAATAGCAATAAACAATGCTTCATACCAAGCAACATTATCTTGTGTACTAGACATTTCGGCATCTAACATTTCTACATATTTAGCTTGTATTTTTGTCATTAAAGCATTTGCTAAAGCTTTTTCTTTTAAGACGGGAATATAATCTTCTATTGCTTTTTTAGATTCTTCTGTTAAATTACCTTCTTTATCTAATTCTAAGTTTAAATTTTTATGACTTCTATTTAATTCATCTACAGCTTGTCTTTTTTCTACAGTAGATTCTGTTGTTGAATCTAGTATGCCAACTAAAGTTTGTAATTTTCCTATTTGTTCACCAGATTGTTTATTAGCTTCTTTTGTAACATCAGCTAAATCTTTTATTCTTTGAGTTGTCCCTGTGAAAAAATCCATTATAGCTGGCCCGAATGAAATTAAAAGCTGTACTCCAATTAAAAGACCGCCAACACCCCATAAAGATTTTAATAATTGTCCTAATGAAGCAGTTACACCTTTATTAGTTTCTACAAAACTTGCAAATAAAGTTACAACCTGTGACAAGTTGTTTGCAATAGCTGTAAATCCATAAGAGGCATCAGAAGCTAAACGACCAGTTTCTAAGAGTATAGCATTATTTAATCCTGATTGTGCTCTACCTTTTTGTGTGGCTTTAGTAACTTTTGTTGTAGCTCCCTCTAATTGTTTCATAGAATCAACAACCTTGTTAATCTGTACTTCAGCAGATTTAGTTGTTACGTCAACTTGAATAAGTATTTTCTTACTTGCCATATCTTAATCTTTTAAGTTGTTCTTTCATTTGTTTCAAATCTTTAACTGCTGAATATTTACCTTTAGCAATTTCCACATTTTCACTTACACCATACCACTGAGAGGCATTTAATAAATCAAGTATATCTTTAATCATGTTTATAGTTTGTTTAATAATTCTAACTCGCTTACTTCAGTTTTAAAGTTTGTGCTTATAGAATTAATCGTAAAAGTCCTGTCTTGTATCACAAGCTCATCATTTAATCTATAATTAACTAATATATCTGTAGGCAAATAACTTTTTAACTTATATATTCTTTTCTTCTCTTCAAATATGCCAGTAATGTAATTTGTATAGAACTTCTTAAATAAAGAATTAGTTCCTCCATCATAGTTTGTCAAATTCCATTCATCAATCTCATCATCAAAGTTTATTGTAAATGCAGCAGGTGTGCTTGATGTACCGTCTTCATTAGTATTAGAAGGTCTATAATATTGTGTTATTTCTACAGGAGTTCCGCTAGAAAGCCATTTTATACCTTTGCCAGTTCCTATGCCAGTTTTTTGTATTGCATAAAATATTAAAGGTTTAGTTAATACTGGAGAATAATTTCCTGTTTTTGGAGTTACATCTGTTTCGGATTCAAAGTCACCATCAGCAGAATATCCCCATAATATGTCTGTTGTATATGACAATGGAGATGTGACACCAACATAAGGGCTTGTTCCTGTTTTATTAGAATCAATAAGTCTTTCAAACTTCATGTGTTCAAAGGGAACTTTAACTTCATATTTAGAACCTCTATCAACAAAAGTTGGTCTTACTTCTTCATTTCCAAATATCTCATTAAATTGTTCTCTGTGATTAATAGATAATAATGTAGATGGTTCTTCATATAAAAAATCTATTTCATTATACTCAAAGGCTCTCTCTATAGTTAAGTTAGATGTGTCAATATGTTTTGTTATATCATAACTGCCTTCAGACGGATTGTTAACTCTATCTGCATAAAAATTATCTAAAGTATCAACATATATTTTACCAAAATCAGGGTCAGCTACGTCATCTACATAATATGCAGTTAAATTAAACATTTTAAATAATCCTGTTAAAAAATCTATATTTTTTATCTTAGGCACATTTTGAGTTATTATAATCTCAACTACAGTGCTTATAGATAATCCTGTACCGTTAATATCAAATTCAGCAGAATGTTGACTTAAAACTTGTTCGGTTTGTGGGTCTAAAACATATTTAGTTAATTCCAATACTGGCGTAAAAGATACTGCTGTGTTGGACTCTATAATAAATTTTATTTTATAATTTACTAATTGAAAGCTAGGAATTATTTGAACTGTTAATGTTTGTGTGCCTTGAAAAAAAGCTGATTCAGCTAAAGTATTCCCTGTAACATAATCTATAGCTTTTATCTTATATGGAGTAGTTGTGCTCCCTGAAGTTGGAGTAATAGTTATTATACCTCTATATCTTTCGTCATTATCTTTTGTACTTACAGTCCATGTGTCTTCAAATACTTGAAATCCAACAGCATTACCAGTACCATTCCATGCCCAATCGCCACATATTCTTGTTAATTCTGATTCTTGATTTTCGTCTCCTCCTACAGCACCCTTGTTTCTACTTAACCAAAGAAATAGATTAGAGAAAGGTGTAGTGTTAAAGAAATGAGGTTCTTGCACTGTTCCTCTTGTAAAAGATATACCGTATTTATCTTCTATAGCTTCTATAATTGTTATACATTTTATGGCTGGTTTTAAATCATCAAACCCAAGACCAACATTATTTTGTGTAGTGTTGAAATACAAATTACCACTATAATTAGGACTAGATTCTGCTGAATCATAATAAAATCTCTTAGTATGGGATATTAAGGGATAAATTATTTTACCAGAAGACAATCCACTTTGTAGCCCTAACTTTACATTTGTATCGTTGTAATCATGTGTATAATCATCTAGTTGTGGCAATGTGCTTAACTCATCATCACCAAGTAAATCTTTTAGATTTATTGTATTGCCATAAAATACAACTTCATAAGAAAATGGTTTGTTGTCTTTTAGTTTTACATTATTTAATGAAATCTTACCTCTTCTAAAAGGTGAGAAATCTAATTCCATTACAGCATCTTTTCTGCTTCTAGCATCAAAACCATTATCAATATCATAATTATACCAATGTTGAAATAACTTGTTGTTGGTTTTAGATGCAGGCAATGTAAAGGTTTGACTAAAATCTGTAAATACTTTAGATATATCTCTTACATCTTGTATTTTAGATGTTAAAGAAATAGTTTCATCATTAAACATATCTACTCTTTTGTAAACATCATCACTGTTTTTTATATACAATACTATTTTTTGCATTATAGAATATTATTTATTTTGTCATAAGCATAATCAAAAGATAAAGTATAGCTTATAAGTTTATCATTAACTGACTTTTTAAATTGTAATGTATTAGATTTAAGGTTTATTGGCAAAGTATTAGTTCCATCATAAACCCAAACTTGTTCTGCTAGTAACATTTCTCTTACAACTTCATTGTGGTCTTCATTGTAAAAACCAGAGTTTACAGTAATTGATTCTTTACCATTAGCCATAAACTTCTTTTCTTGATGTTTGCTTAATGCATAAGAAGGTGTACTGCCAGAGTTTTCTATATCTAAAATATTATTTTTGAATTTCTGTGAAGTAATATTTATGTTAGTAGTAGATTTTTTAAAGAACCATAAATTCTGTAATGCACCAAATTTATTGTAGAATATTATGTTAAGTGGAGTGTATTTTGGTTCACATACTTTTTTAAGTGTAATAACTACATCTGAATAAGATGAGTTGTCGCTAGATATAGTTACATAGTCACCATCATTTAAATCCTCACTATCTGTAATTATCAGGTATTGTATTTTTTGATTTGTATTTCCATTATCAGTTATAACTACAGGAGTTGTTCCTGAACCCCAAGTTACATTATAAGTATCCCAGAAATCATCTGCATTTTCCCAATAAACATTAGCACCTGCTGAACTTGTTAATGTTGCTGTAATAGTTTCTGCCTCTGCATATATAGGTATTTTTATATCAGCACCATCATTGTAATAAACTGTAGTATTGTGCTGAAGCACCATAGGTGTTGTATATTGAACACTTCTAGGATTAGTGCCATCTTCAAAGTAACCATAACCATCTATGCCTAAGAATGTAGATGTATTTGTATCTTGTGAGTTAACTTGTACAATAGTGCCTGTAGAATCATATATAGTTATATCGGCATCTATCCATAAAGTGTCAGTTGCATAGTTGTTATATTCTGTTTCCATAAAGTCTCTTGCAAGTTCACTCAGTTCAAATACAACATAAGGTTTAGCAAATAAAATATAATTTTCTCCTGAAGCCATAATGTCAGAGCTTATAGATAATGTAGTATCGCTATCGATAGCCGTTACACTTGCTGTTGTATCGTCAGTTGTATTTTTTATAAAACTACCTACTTGTGCTGTAGTATTAAAGTTTTGTGTACTATCAACAAGCTTATTAGCTACTGTAGCTGTTGTTGTGCCTCTATCTAATTCATCTAACAACTGTTCTTTTGTTAAGCTGTATCTTTTGTATGACGCATTTCTTTGTGAATGTGTTCCAGTCCATATATACAAATCTAATCTTACAGAATGTAAATTTGCATTAGATACTTTAAAATAAAACGGACTTCTTGTGTTTATTACTGTGCTCATATTATGTTTTTCTTACAAATGTGTTTTGACCTTTTTTATCCCAACCTAGAGTTACAAACATATCTTCTAAGTTTAATTCTATATCTTTTACTAAACTTGGCAAAACCCCTAATACATTATTAAATTGTTTGTCAACAATCTTTTGTAGGAATCCTGTACCCTGAATACCATCTCTGTCTATCTTTTTTTTTATTAATCCTGCAACTTTACTTTTATTTTTTATTTTATCTAGAGTAACAGGCTTATTGCTTATCCATCTTTCTAGTTTTGAAACCGTTGCTTTTGCTTGTTGTGGTGTTGCTCCTTCATCAAGTAATTCACCATAAGCGTTACCGACTATTCTATAAGATTGCGTTGCCTTAAATCCTTTTTCGTTTACAGTATCTTTTAGTTTCTTTTCTAATCTTAAACTATTTCTTAAACTTCCAGTAGAATTTATTGGTGAGTTTATTGTTCTAGTGCCATATAATAAACTTGTATATGTTCTTTGTTGTGGGCTTAATATTTCTTGCCTAGTTAATACAATTAATTTTTTTGTATAATTAGTTAAATATGCTTCTGTATTTTTAAATCTAAAACTCATTAGCAAGGAGATTGACCATTAGCGTTAATATCTGATATTTGATTGTTTGCCACTGTGATTGATATATCTAAGCTCCAACCAGCAAGAAGATTCTCAAATCTGTCTTCAAACATATTGGCAGTATAATCTGTGTCTATTTGATATAAGTCAGAAAATAATTCTCCTCTTCTAAGTGCCGATTGTAAACCATTAACTACAGCAAACTGTGTGTTTAACACATCTTGTTTATTGTTTATGTCGTGAAAGTAGTTATTTAAATCTTTCTTATCTTCTTTAGTTTCGTTTACAATATCCATACATATAACTTGTAGATTAAATTGAACTACATGGTCTTGAAATGTACAGCCATTTACAATTATGTGTGATAATGGGAATATAGTTTGTTTAGCTAAGTCAACTTCAAATATATCTCCAAACGTAACTGAATTTACATTTGTATTGCCTTGAAGGTATGTTTTCAGTTTGTCTAGTATGTCGTAAAAACTTGTCATTATTTATATGCTTTTTTAATTTCGTCTTGTTCTATTTCTATTTTCTCTTTTTCAAACGCTAAATAATTTAAACATTGATAGAGCGGAAGTTCGGTAACTGTATTGAAGTTTCTGACATCTCCTTTAGCGAGTGCATAAATTGATTGATACCAACCCCACTTTTTTGCAAATGCTTGTCTAGCTGTTGCATATCCTCTTCCTTCAGATTTTTCTCCATATATTTCGGTATAGCTGCTAGCAACTCCCTCCCTAAACTGTAAAAAAAAACCATTGAACTTATTGCTACATCTAATGGCATCTCTTTCATCAACTCTTGTATCTCTTCATTTACTTTATATGGTGCTATAGTATATTTATCTTTTGCTTTAAAATTAACTGGTCGATACAATACAGCCATAGCTTTATGCATTTTTTGCCAATCGATAATATTAGTTTCAATATCTATATATTCACCAAGTGTTATATCATCAAGCTTTGGTATAAACCCCATATCTACATCTAATAACTTAAATCTTTGTATAAGCTTGGGTTTCTCTTCAAATGCTTTATTTAATACAGACAATACTTTTTTATATTCCTTTAAAGGTATTCTACTAACATCTCTTAATGAAACGTTACAGAATATTTCTACAAGTTTCATATTTAAGAAATCATTTATCTTTTCCTCATCTTCGGCATCCTCTGTTTTATTCTGCTCTATGATTTTCATATACTTTTGGTATTGCCAAAGTTTTATGTCAGATAGAGTTGTCGGTACTTGTAATTCTATTTCTTTTAGTGCCATATTATAATTAATAATTTTATTAGTTTTTGTACTTTACTTATTCCAACTGAATATATGTCAGGTATATATGTATTATATATGTATATGTTACATACTATGTATTACACTATGTAATACACGATGTAATATATTACATGATGTATATAATACACTATGTATATAATACACTATGCAATATAATACATTATGTAATATAATACACTATGTAATATATATATAATATAAATAATCTGACTATTTGTCGGTTGGATTATATTTACAGTAGTAGAACGTATATAATTCTATAATCTTATCGCTCCATTCTTTTAATCCATAAGGTTCTGGTGAGCGTATTACATTACCATTGTCGTTTACTTCAACATAATATTCTCGTTGGCTCTTTGGCACAGCATATATCTTGATGTTGTTATCTATACAAAAAGATATGTGCTTAAGATAATTCTCATCGTAAGTAACTAATTTCTTTTTTTTTCTTGCCATAACCTATTAGATTCATAAAGGTATTGAATTGAAAGATAACTTACAAGTGTCAGATGGAAAGTATGTTATGTAGAGAGAGTGGACTAATATAGAGATAGGCGATGCAAACAGGCAGAGTACCCTATATATAAATATTTCTATATAAAATAAAACTAAAAATAAGCTCATTTAAGAGCTTTTAATATTAAATTGAGGGGTACATACCAGAAAGGGTATGAAACTAGCTTAAAAGGGCTTTAAATTGCTTAATATGGCTACTTTGTAGCTGATTAAGAAAAGAAAATATACTTTTTCAATATTTAATTAATCATAAATAACTAAATGTCAGGAATATAACAAAATGTAACAAATAAAAAAACCCCCTAAAAAGGGGGCGTTTAATTAATAAAAGGCGTTAAAAGATTAATATAATTTAATTTATATATTCATATTTAAAGTTAACGCCGTGTAATATTGCTCAACTCTTAACATTATCTTTTGTATGTCTTTTGCTTTCTGGCTATGCTTTGCAATGGTGCTTTGCTTTATCTCTTTATTATTTGATGATATTATAAAGCCATATTTTTTAACAGAATCAAACCATTTTGTATAAAGGTTTTTTATTTTATTGTACCAGATTTCTGGCTTTCTTGCCTTATGCAATTTACTTTCAAAATATTTCATTTGATTATAAACTAAAATTAAATCAATGTTTGTCAAATTATAATTTACAATATTCATTTCGTTTGCCGTGTCTCTTAATAAGTGTATATGCTTTGAGGTTGTTGCACTGTATCCAGTGTTATTTATTATTAATAAATTATCATCAAGAAATTTGCCTAAAATGTAGTGGTAACCGTACGAATAAATACGGCTATATTCAAAAAATACATTTGCGCTGTTTCCATGCGTTTTTTCTTGTTCTAAATAGGTTTTTATTGTTTCTTTGTTTGATTTCATTGTTTTATTGTTTTAAATTATTATTGTAATCTGTTTCAATTTGTTTTAATTCTCTTTTTAATGAGTTTCTTTTTATTGCCGACCTTAATATTATATTATTGTCTTTACAATAAGAGAATAAACTTTGATACTCTACAAAATTGCTGGATATTTTATTAAATTGATTTAATGTCTTTTGCGCTTCTTGTTCGTATTGTGAACCATATCCGTACTGAAACGGCATAAAAAAAGTTTCTTCGTTATTCATTCCATAATTAAGGGTAATTGTGCCAGAAAAATAGGAATTGCCGTTAATTTTGTCAAACCATTCTTTAGCGTTTATGTCTATTGTTTTTGTTTCCATTGTTTTATATTTCTAAGGTTAATAATAAGGTTAAAATAAAAGCGGATGTATA